TCTGATGACCATAAGCCTTCTGCTGTTCCGTCTGACTCATATAAAGAAGCCAAAGGAGTTCTCCAAATAATTTTTACTTGATTTGCTGAGGCTATCTCTTGTTTATTAAAATCTATAATGCTGGGAAGTCTTGTTCTGCCGCCAACGGAAGTAGCTGATTCATAGAAAGACCAGTCTGCGGATGACTTGCTATACATATAATCTCTGCTTGAAAATTGTAAAATATTATTTTCATCAAAATATGCATTCATCTGAATATCTCTGCAAAGATCCTGCAAATGTTCCCATGTTGTTTTTTCGTTATTTGTCCACCATTTACTCATAGATGGAACAGAAGTATCACTTGATAATAAATTAAAATTATAATTAGTAAATCCTATTGTATCAAGAAGAGTCATTATAATTGATGTTGCAGAAAAATCTTCAAGATATAAATTAATTGGAATAGTTTGCATTAAATATTTTGCTCCATCCAATGAAGTAATTGATGCCTCGCCATATGTAGATATGTCAAATGTATCTAAATAATAAACTCCTTGAGGTATTCTGTCATACTTTAAAGACCCATCAGTAACCGCTCCATTACTATGATATATTGTAAAGTATGGTGTTATCTCAACATCTTTATACAAATATATTAAATCGTTTGGTTCTGCTTTCCAATTATCATCACGATTATACGGAAGTATTTTTATTTTTCTTGTTTGTAAATTGCCGCCAGAGTATGTTAAAGTTTCATCAAATCTAGCTATATTTAAATTTAAATTATTTGCTGTTATTGTTCCTACTGGCAATAAGGAATCTGGAGTGGCTGTTGACTCTTTTTTAATATCAAATGATACTACATCTTGGCTAATATTTTTTACCCATCTTGCTGATACTTCTATTATTCCGAATATTCTTCCTGTTCCTGCCGACCCAGTTCCATATAGTCTTATTGATTTAATTTCTTTTGGAGCTGGCCAACTTATAGGCTGTGAGGTTGTGTAAGGCATTGAGGTAGACCAAGTAGTTCCATTCCAATATAAATTTAAATTTCCGCTGGATGGAACAGAAATTCCAGTTGTGCCTGTTGCAACTGTATTGTCTGAATATGTTATTTCTAAACTGCATGTTGTTGGAACTTTGTGATATTTTTCAAATCTTACTGATATCTTATTGGCCAATGCTGGCTTTGTTGCAGATGATAAGGTTGCAGTTCCTCCTGTAGATGTAGTAGTTGCGATGTTAGTCTCTATCATAAATTGTGTTGGGGATACTATTGTTGCTATTGTTTGTTGAGCTCCGCCAAATCTTAATGCTGTTGATGTGCCTCCACTTATAACAACTTGTTGTCCCGCCCTAAATCCATGTGGAGCGGTAGTTGTAAATATTGCTCTGTTTGGATAAGAGTCAGCATCTGGCCCACTACTATAAGCCGATGCAATTGTAGCAGAGCTTTGTATATATTTTACAGTCAAATCAACTTCGCCATTTTCAGGAGTAACCCAATACTTATAATAATTTGTTGTGGCTGGATAATACATTCTTGGCTTTGTATCTTTTGGATATCCTAAAATTTTATAATCTGCTGGCGGGTTAGCTTCAAAATCTTGCTGAAGCATTATATAATATTTAACTCCAGAATTTGTTGGCCTAAACGGTTTAACTATTGAATCAATTGGGAACAGTTTTTTAAATACATTTATTCTTCCATCTGGAGTCGTGGCATATTGAGATTCTAATGAACTTGCATAAGTCACTACAATATTATCTAGTAGATTATTCATATTGTATTCTATTGTGCAGGCGGTGCCTATATTTATGGAAGAGGTTTCATATAAAACTCTTTGTAAGTTTTCACTTGCCGATATCATTATACTTCTTCCAATGTCATAGAAATATCCCAATGTGCTACAACACCACGTTTTACTAGTGTTGAGCTAAAGGATGTGCAATTTACAGTATATGTAGTAAATGACTCAGATCCTTCTTGGGCATAGTTTAATTTAATTCTAAATGTTCCTTGTCCTGCGGAGCTATCATAAAAATCAATTAGATTCTTTGCTCCCCAATATCCATCAGTAGTATATGAAGTTGTCGCTGGAAGGGTTCTCCAAGATATAGAGAACTGTTTTTTATCTGCTACAAAAAATTTTCTTAGTGTTCCATTTGCCATTCTTACTGTTTGCTCAAATCTATTTGTTGATACCTCTATAGGCGCTCTATTGTGCTCTGTAATAGATGTGAATACTGAAGTGGGGGTGGTCTGAGTTTCTATTTGAAGCAAGACTCCTCTAGGCAAATATGTTGTTGATGATGCCATTATATTGTTCCTCCTCCAGAGTACACTCTATTTCTTCCAGCCTTTACTTCTTTTTCTTTAAATATATTATGAACTTTTTGTGCTGTTAAATTGGCTAAAGCATTTTCATCCATTCCAGGAGCGGCATTAATAGTTGGCTGGATATAATATGTTGTTCCCCCTATTGAGCTATTTGAATTAGGATTCCAAGGATTCATATTCTCTGGAATTACTGCTTCGCCTTTATGCAACTGTGCTATTGTATCATCATAAAGGTATTTCACGCCAGTCTTATATGATGGCATTGACATATTTGATGAATAGGAAGGATTTACATATCCGCCTTGTGCCATCAATGTATCACTAAAGCCATAATCGTATGGATGTTTACTTCCAGTCAAACGACTAAATATGCTAAAGCTGTTTTTATTTTGGGCATATTTTCCAAGGTTAGGAAGCAGATGATCAATCCAATCAGACAATTCGTTGGCTGGGACTGAGCCTGGATTTCTTCTATTTTTAATAATTTCTTTTATAAAAGTTGTCCAATTTCCAAGACTTTGTTGTGCTATGTAGGGTCCAACAGAATTTTCTAATAGTCCATATCTATTAATCGCTGACTGAAGCCTTGGGGTTGCTCCAAATAAGTTATCAATATTTGTTGGGCTTTCCTTAGAAACAAATTTAGACATATTTGTTATAATCCATTGATTTAAGTCATCCTCTGTACTTAAGCCGCCTAGCCCTGGCTTTTCATTAACAGATCTTCTTAACTCTGCCAATCTCTCTAAAGTTGATCTTGATCTAAAATTTTTAATTAAATCAATAGATTCGTTTGTTATTCCAGATACTTCAAAAATTTTTGACTTAAAAGACTGTGACATTTCAGAAAATTTATTTAAGTCGTTGACGTCAAACCTTACTGACCTGGCGGCCAATATTGCTTCATCCATTGTTTTAGCATTTTTAATAGCATTTATTACAAGATTTTTAGATTCGTCGGTTATTCCATCTGTTGAATTTATAACATTTATTAAATTAGATTTAAGATCTGAGGAAGCTTTTTTGGATAAATTCAGAATTGAAACTTTTTCACCTGGTTTTACTGCAAATTGATATGTAGAGCCTGGAGTATACCTTCCTAAATTTTTAGATGCTGTTGCTCCATATTGTGCTGCAGTGATTGGGTCGTCTGTTAAATATGTTCCTGGGAAATTCCATCCACGCAAATCTTGTTTTGTAAATCCACCACTTGGAATTTCAGATGGTCCTCCATGATATTTTGTTCTTAAACCAATTGTTCCTGGCATTCTATTTAAAACATTACCATACGCTTGTTTTGCAAATACTTTTGCTATAGAAGCTCCAGAAGATATTCCTTTTCCTACCGCTCCAATTTTTGAGCCAAGTCCTAATCCAGTAAAGTTAAGTGGTAGTAATGCAGCGCTTAGAGTATCACCCTTTCTTCCTTGTCCAGCAATCTTTCTAAGTAATGAGCCTACTGGTAATGCCTCTCCTATTCCAAGCATGCTAGCAGCCTGATCTTGAACCTCTGTTAAATTATTTACATATCTCTGGAACCAATTTAATTTTTTAGCTGGAACTTGATTACGCATTCCCATTTCATGAGGGGCTCCGCCATCTTTAAATCCTTTGACTATTCCGCCTTTAGCAAAACTTGTAAAATTGGGCCTTACTGATCCAAAAAGATTTTTTTTAGGGAATGGATAGTTGTCAACCGATCCTATGCCAAAAGATCCTATTGCGTTAATCTCGTTTTTTCTTACGGCAGAAACTATTGCTGCATGATCGGGAACTCCTTTTGGATTATATTCTTCGCTACTGCTGTCAAACCATACAAGATCTCCCATCTTAAGATCTTTCATTGCTGAATCTTTAAACAGTCCTTGTTTTTTGTAATCTTTTGTTGCTTGAAAAGCACTAAACATTTTATCTGAAACTTTAACGCCAGAATTTGCTGCCACCCATGCAACAAAAGCACCACACCATTGCAATACATCTGAGCCAAGTTTATAGATATCGTTTGCCCAAATACTATATTTATTAGCGTTTAGAGGTCTGTCTTTAGTTACGGGTGATTGTAAATCATAGCTATGTCCTGCACCAATTTGACTTCTTGCAATTTCCATAAATCTTCTGAGTGATCCCATTGGAGAAGTAATCTTATCTATACCATATTCTTTTTCTGGAGTAGTTACATATGTAGAATCAATCTGCCATTTTCTTATAGCGTCATAATATTCTTTTTCATTATTAAAATCTTCTCTTTTTGGAGCTTCAATCTTGTATCCAGGTTTTCTAATAGGAAGCTTTGAGCCAGTTGCGTCTATAATACTTGTTTTATTATATGGATAAACTGCTCCGTTTCTATTAGATTTATCAATTGATCCGCCTTCTTTAAATTTCTGTGCATTTAATCCATCAAAAAATTCTTTACCGTATTTATTTACAGATGAGGCACGAATTACATATTCTCCATTTGAAAGATATGCTGGAATAGAATCAGATGTTCCAGTTCCTGGGCCTGACACTTTTCCGCCGTCGGCTTTTTGTAAAATAGCTCTAGTGTTAGTCATTTTGGATCCAGTAACTCTATAAACTTTACCCTGATACTCAAAATATTCATTTCTACTGAATTTAAAAGTATCTACTATTTCTCCTCTTGCTTTATCTGTTAACACTCCGTCTTTAGTTTCATAACGACGATCTGGTGAAGGATCTGTAATCTTATGTGGAGTTTTTTTGCCCCCAACAGTATCTGTAGATGTGCTTACTGATTTTCCATTAACAACTATGTCTCCAGTAGCATTTACAGTTAGCCCTTGATCTGCAACAATAGTATCTATTCCAGATCCATATTTTGAAAGAAGGTCTAAAGCCTGCTGGCCTATATTATCTACAAGCTGTCCGTTACGTACATCTGGCAGGTTTGTGTTAGGAGTAACTATTCCTGCTTCTCTTACTGCATCGACTAAATCTGCAGCAAGACCTTTAAACTCTTTTGTTGTTTTAAACTCTTCTATATTATTTGCATTTAATTTTAAAGCAACTTGCAATGAAGTCATTGCGGTATTTACATTATCAATTTTTTCTTTTTGCTTTTCAAGTCTTTTATTTACAGAGTCTAAACTTTCAGCAGCAAGAGCGGCTTTATCTCCAAGCTTTTCTTGTGCCTCCTGAATTTTTTCTCTTTCACGCTCAAGTGGCCTTACATCTTTTAATCTACGTTCTTCTATTTGCTGCTCAGTTAATATGACCTGTTGTTCATTTAATAACTGCTTAAGCTCTAATTGTGCTGATGCTGCCCCGCCAAAATCTCCAGAGGCTACGGCTTTTTCATACTCAAGTTGCTGTTGCTGGATACGAAGAGCCATGTCTTCAGCTTGGGCTTCTTCACGTAATGCTTTCTTTTTTGCTTCCGCCTTATCATTAATTCTTTTTATTTCTTTATCAAGAGCCTTTAATCTTTCTCTTATGTCAATTTGTTCTTGTACGCTTTGGCCCTTTGTAGCTTTTGCTAAATCGTCTCTTTGTTTTTTAAGTTTATTATAAGCTTCATATTCTTTTGCCAATAATCCTTCTTTATTTACTGTTTCAACAGCTTGAGCAGTTGCTATTTGTAGCTTATAAATAGCATCTACTTGCTGAGCATTCATATCTAACAAATCTCCAGTAAATCCTCTAGCAACTAATCTTAGCTTCTGAAATACGCTAACTGCTGTATCTTGAGCAGTAACAAATTTTTCTACTTCTGGATTTTGTTTTTTAAGCTGATCTAAAACTCCTTTACCTATTTCTTCTTGATTCTTTACCTTGCTTGCAATAGAGTCTAACTGCTTTTTTTCCGCTTCATATCTTGCAGCAGTTTCATTAAAATCTTGGCCCTTCTTTTTAGCCGCCTTTTCTGTTTTACTAACTAAATCATCTATTCCATTATTGATGGCCATCAAAGCTGTATTCAATGCGGCGGCTGCGTCTCTACTGTTTTCAAAAGCTTTTGCGTAATTAAATGATCCTACTGCGCTAACTGCGGCAGATTGAGCATCAGTTATTTTTTTAAAGGCCTCTGTATTCAGTACGCCAGCCGACATTCCTGATTTATTAGACAAATTAAATAAAGTATATACTTTTTTGGCTGCTTCTTCTGCAGATTCCCCAGCAGCCATAAGCTGCTCTTTTAATTGAACTGCAACTCTTGCGGCATCTGGGCGGCTGGTGGCATTAATAACCTTAATCTGTTCAGCCATCGTTTCTTTTAATTCTTTACGAAGCTTTTTATACTCTTCAATTGTCATCTTAAATGGAGTACCAGCAGATTGCAAGCTCTCATATGTCATCATATTTTGATCAATAAGTAGCTTTTGTGCTGCAATTGCATCTTTTATTTTTTTACCATAATCAGTAAATTTAAGTCCTGCTTTTTGTGCAGAATCTGCGGTCATGCCAAATGCTGCAGCGCTTAATCTTTGAGTTTCATTATAGTTTTGCCAAGCTTTATATCCTGCAGTTACTGCCACAACGCCAGCACCAATAATTAAATTAGTTTTTGTTATTCCGCCAATTAGACCAGTTAGTATTCTGCCCCACTTACTTCCTTGTTGTGCAGACATTGCTGCTGACTGTGCCCAAGCTTTATTTGCTAACATTGATTTGTTTAATTTTTCTGCATATATAGCAGGATCAGTTTGTCCACGCATTCCACCCATTCCGCCCATCAAAGATGGCAATAGCATACTTCCTAGAAGTCCTCCAACCATTGAACCAGTTTGACCAAATCTTGAACCTAGGGCTGACCCTCCGTAAAACCCTCCCATAGATATCAAAGATCCAGCAAGCATTCCTATTTGTTTTGGAGGAGTAGATATTGGCTGGATTCCTTGTGCTTGAGGAATTCCTGTAAATCCCATTCCAAATGGAGTTCTTCGATAATCAAAATTATCTCCGTAAGCTATTCTTCCAGACCTTACAATTCCGCCGCCCCTTACATATCCTGGAACACTTCCGCCGCGATTTCTTTTAATCACAGACAAAGCAGAGCTCATTCCTCTAGCTGTTGTTAGAAGCGAACTTAGATTTGTTCTTCTAGCCCATAATGGCATAGAGGATCCAATCGTAGTCTCAGCTCTAACCCAAGCTTTTCTTCCATCTTTTCTAGTTACAATTTGTCCAAGAGATCTAGAGCCAGTTTTCTCTCCGCTAGTTAATCCACGTGATATAGCTTCATCTTCAGTCATCCTACCTTGAGCTCTATTTGTAAAAATTTGTGAAAGCGCAGAGAATAAATTTCTGGTGGATCCACCAGTTCTTGAAGGATCAACTCTAATTCCTCTTAAAGCTGGCCGATATATGTCTCTGGCAAGTCTTTCAAATCCAAATGGATTACTTCTTCCACCTATAGTACGGCTCCTATACTCTTCACTTTCTAGCGTATTTATTAATTGCTGTAACGCGACATTCGATCTTCTTTGCGCTTGTCCTACATCGCCTCCTAATGTTCTTGTAGCCTCCACTAATAAATCGTTTGGTCTGTACCTATTAGAAACATTGCCTTCGTCTAATACTTGTTTTATTCCGCTTGCTATCGCAGCACCAGTAAGTCCATTATTGCGAGAATTAATTCCCTGATTTACCCAGTCTGGAAGCAATAAAGCAAGTCCGCTTAAATCATCTGTAATATGTGTCCTTTGTAGCCTTATAGGAGATCTATGTATGCCGTTACCAGTATTTCTATACTGAATTCCTGGGATTTTACCGCCTCTATTAAATGTAGGAATAATCATTGCTCTTCCTTCATTAAGAGCTCTCATTCCATTCGGATCTTGCTGTGCGACATCTCTACGAATTACAAATTCTCCAGGAGTAAGCATTGCAGGAACTACATCTGCATTGATATTTGGTCCTGGTACTTGATCTCCATTATTATAAAATATTGGTCCGCCTGCATTTCTTCTTGGAATTATTAATCCAGAAGGCGTTGTTGTTTCAATACTATACGGTCCGCCAAAAGTTCTTGTTCCTGTTGCACGACCAACTGCACTCATTACGTCGCTGAATATTCCTTGTCGGAACATGCCACGAGTATTTGGTTTTCCTGATGCATCTACAACTGGCTGATTAATTAATGGAGCTTTTGATAAATCAATTGTTCTGCCTCTTGATGCGGCATAAAGGCTAATTTCTGAGCCCATCATTCTTTCAAGATCTGCATTTACTGCAATGATTGCTGCTCGTGCCTGCTCTGCGCTTAGCTGGCCAGCTCTTAATTGTGCAACAATTGAAGCAGATTGAGTTGCGGCATTTTGAGTTAATCTCTGAGTAATTGGAAGGATATCATCAAATGTAGCAATAAATTCACTTGATACTTGTCCACCTAAAGCAATTGTTTTCTTTAATGCTTCAATTTCTTGTCTGCTCTGAACGCCGAGGGTAGCCATAAGAGCTGCATATCTTGCATGCTCACCAGCTACAACTCCAGTTGAATATCCTTGATGAGAAGTAACTCCTTCAATATTTGGCAGTGCCTCTGTCATCATAACTTGAGGAGTTCTACCAATCTTTCTATTTAATGGAATTGGTTGTAGTGTTAAACCAAATATAGATGATGGATTATTTGGATCTCTTGGATTTAAATGTGCCGACGCTCTTGATTGTGTGCCTACTAGTGGATGATTTGGATCTGTTACTCTTGCTCCGCCGCCGACTGCCATCAAAGGGGTTCCAGCAATAGTTGAAATTAATTGCCCTGTTGTTGATCCAGGTTTAGAAATTCCTAAAGCATTTTTTTGTAATAAAACTAAATCATTGTTTAGCTTTTCTATTGCTATTCTTAGTGTATCCGCTGCTAATGCATCGCTATAAAATTCATTAGCAAGCTGTGAGCCTGCCGCTTTTGCCGCCATAATTTCTGGCGTTAATAATTTAAATCCTTCTGCCCCTTTAAATAGAGCTTTAAAATGTCCAAGTCCTTTAATAATGTAACCAAAAAAGTTTGCAAGAACACCAGTAAGCATAATTATTGGACCAATAATTGCTGTAAAGGCTCCGCCAAAAGCCATTATCTTTTTAATTGGATCTGGTAGTTTTTGTGCAAATTCAATTATTTTACTAAGAACATTTACAAGTTTGGTTCCAATATTTAAAAATTGATCTCCGACCCCAGCTAATTCCGCCTTTAATGTTTCTACCGCTCTCTTATATCTTCCAGCAGCCGACTCAGTTACTGCTGCTAACTCTCGACCAGCCACAGCTTCTAGTTCGCCTGCGCTTGCTTTCATCAAGTCTAATACTTGTAAGGTCTGACTACCTTGTTTTCCTAGATTTTCAAATAGAGCATTTAATCTTGAATACTGGAATTTTCCAAACAGCTGCTCAATTGCTTGTTGTTTTTGTAATGGATTTAAATTATCTAAAGCAGCTTGTAGTGCAAATAAAGTATCTGTTGTACTTCCTGCATTTTTTTGAACAATGCCTAAAAGATCTATTCCAAAACCTTGAAATCTTTTAACAGCAACATCTGTTGGATTAATTAAAGACGCTAATGCAGATTTTAAAGCATTTGCTCCTTCTGTTGCATTAATTCCGCCCTCACGCATAGCAGTAAGATATAAAGCCAAATCTTGTACGCTGCCACCCAATCCCTTAATAACTGGTCCTGCTTTTGGAATAGCAGTAACTAAATCATTCAAAGTTGTAGATGTTTGGTTTTCAACTGCGTTTAAGAAGTTAATTGTTTCTGCTAATTCTTCAGTGTTCTGTTTAAATGCTGACTGAATAGCAAGAGTAGCCTTCATGGCTTCTTGTCTATCTACTTCACCAAGTACTGCTAAGCGAGTTGTTTCAGAAACAGATGATAAAAGCTCATTTCCAGTTTTACCAGTAGCAGCAATATCAGCGGCGAGACCAATTGTTTCTGTAAAATTAACGCCCATTGCTGCTGATAGTTCTTTAGCTGTAGCAGAAACTTCTTTTCTAATTTGTCCTAATTCTTGTGCAGATGTTCCTGCAATATCTCCATAAACCTTAGTTAAACGAGTTAGTTCTTGATCTGCAACTTTAAATGCATCTGCTGCCGCTTTGCCGAATGCCACTAATGGTAATGTTAATCCTACTGTTAACTGACGACCTGCCCATTGAGTATTTTTACCCCAGTTAATAAGTTGAACTCCACCATCCTGAATTACCTTGTTCATTATTTGAAGCTCTTGTTTTAATATAGAAGTCTTATTTTTTGTTAAATCTAATCCTCTTGGAATATGAACATTGTATTGCATCAACCCCTGAGCATTTCTGCCTAGGGGTTGAAGTACAGCATTTTGTAATTGGACTTGTTGTTTAGCCAAGTCTCTTATAAGTCCGCCTGTTGTTCTTGTATGATCTTGATATACTCTAAAATAATCTCTAAGCTTTAATCTTCCGCTGTCTAGATTTCTTCCAAATTTTTCTACATCGGATGTCAGGCTGACGAAGTGTGTAGAAAATTGTCCCGTCTTACGCATTGTCTCAGAAAACATTGCGTTAGTCGCATCAATCTGTCCAGCGAGTGACCTATTTGATCCAGCAAATTCTTGCTGCAATCTAGAAAGGCTGGCTGTAACTCGTTGCACATCTGCAATGAGATTTGAAAAATCTGAATTAGCAACTATACTAGTTACTATTTTTTCGTCAGCCATTTATATAATTATTGCTCCTTAGAGTATCCAAGTCCTGCTCCGACTCCGAATCCTGCTTCTGCAGCCATAGCGCCTTGAAGAGAAACAACATCATCAGTTGATGCCTCTATCCCCATGGCCCTCAATCGAATGTCTTCAAAGGTTGGACCTTTTTCTTCTTTCTCATCACCTCTTATGTCGACTCCCTGAAGAGATGCTAAGAATATTCTATCTTCTTTTTCTTTCATTTGCATCGATTCTATCGTTTGCAAAAGTTCTGGCATTGACAAACTTTCTTCTAAATCCTGGTATGATTTCCAGGATCCAACAAGAAATACTTTACCCAATAAAGCGGCAAGGTCTAGTTCTGACCAGCCAGAACCGCCGCCGCCACTAGGTTTGGGTCATCAAGTTTAATTCCCCCACAGACTTCAAGAATTCTATTAATTGTAGGAACATCAAGAGCTTCCTCTAATTTGTCCTTGTCTTTAACAAGATCTGGAAGTTGTGTTTCTAAAGCAATTGCACAAGCATCAATCAAAACGGTTAGTGATTGATCTTCTGTAGTTGATTCAGAAGCTTTATTCATTACAGCCATAAATTTTCTCAGCTGTTTAATTGATAGTGGTCTCAACTGAACAGTTGATCCATTTTGTAGTTTTATATCTTCTACGTCGTATACTGTAGTAGCCAATTTATCCTCCTTGGATAGTTATAAACATTATAACAAATACATTTTATTAACACAAGCACAAAACCCCCATAAAAATGGGGGTTTTGCAAATAGCTTAAATTAATTAAGCCAAGACACGATCAATAATCTTGCCGTATTCTGCGCCTGCATAGCGGGCGTCTGGAAGAAGACGGAAGGTCACTGGGAATGTAGTTGGTGTATTACGTGCGAGTGTGAACTGGGTCTGTTGAACAGAAAGAACACGACGAGCATAATATACACGCTCAGTTGTTGCTGATGTCTCAGCAGCTGCGCTGTCTAGAGCAAATGTTGGAGCTTGTCCAACTGCAAATAGTTGACGCTCTGTTGGAGCAACGCCTAGTGCGCCTGCTTCAAATCCTAGAGTAAGGTCTTTGTCGCCTGCGCTGGTTGCGCCCTTTGTTGGATAAAGATCTGTTGAAGCAGATCCATCCTTCTTTAGTGTTGAAGCTGGTTGTCCGAAAACTGTCAGAGTGTTCTGTAAAGTTCCCTCTGTCATTTCGGTCATAATCATAACCTGCATAGCAGACTTGAAAAGCTTAGCAGCATCAAGTAGCTGATCTACAGTAACATCTTCATATGTTGGGTTGTAAGTAATTTGCAAACCATTGTTTGTAAAACCTACGTTACGAACTTTTGTAGTAGCAGCATCTAAGGTTGTTGCAGCAGATGTACGAGCAGCAAGAGTAATACCTCCAGACGGAACGTCTAGAAGATTCTCTACGTATGCATTGTCTGTTGAATCCTTTACAGAGATGTAAACAGGTGCAGCACCTACGATAATATTTTTAGCATTATTAAATGCCATATTTTTCTACCTCCTAATTTAAAAATTTAGTTAATTGAGCTGGCTAGGCTCTTTCCTCTTTCCTCTATATCCAATTTTAGGCTATAAAAGGCCAAAAGGCAAATCTACTAAATAAACCTGCCTGATGAGTCTGTATTTCTTGAATACTTAACCTCAAGGATGATATCGGCAGAGAAAAAGCCCTGAATCTCCTCAGAAGGAGCAGTTGGCGACATGTCTGCCACATGAACGCTATGAATATTAAACTTGCTAGTATTAAATCCAGTAGACCTATTTATATCTTTTGCTGAATCGTCCATTCTGCGGAATTCATCTATCATAAAATTTCTAATTTCATTGATCTCGGAAACATCTGTTGAATATACGGTAAACAATATTTGCTCTGTGCATATAAGCCATAGGGTGTCATATGAGACTCCTATCTTATCGTAGATTATATGTTTCTTCCCGCTCAAAAATTGACTCATATCTGGTTGCTGTTGAACTGGCAGAATAGGAATTATTGCCTCGCCTATATTGTCACTATAGTAATTATCCTCATCAAATATGCCTGTTGCTTTTAGCCTGCCCCAAAGATATTTACGAAGCTCAAGCATTGAATCTAATTTATAATTAATTGTCATAGCGATGCTCCAAATGCAGAAGTTAATGCTGCGTCAGCTTGTGTTGACAATGAATTAGGACTAAATGAATATTTAACGGTTTTAATTTCCGACGGAAGCCTAAGAGCCTTGGCCATTGAATTATTAAATAATTGCTGAAAGCCAGATTTTTTAATTGATAGATTAACTAGATTAGATTTAAAGAATCTAGAATAAGTCATCATAAATGCATTTTTAACTCCCACGCCTCCAGGCCTCTTGACCGTTACAGAGGCTCCTTCTGGCATGAAGACCTTGTACCCATTGGTCTCAAATACAAGGCGCTTAGAATGGCGTGGAGCAATTTTAAGGGGCATTCCAGCTTCCATCACAGACGCTTTATTTACAAAAACGTGTCTACGGTTGCCTTCTGATTTTGCAAATGTCTTTGAAGGGAGGAATTCATATGAAATTGAGAACCCTAAGCCATCTGTATTAAGTTTATTTAATTTAAATAATCTTGCTTCTGAGCTTCCTGTTTGATCCCATTCATAAACATGGTGAAGGGATCTTGGCTTTACCCTAGCCTGGGAATCTATAAATTCCCCAAAATCTTTTTCTATTTGATTAAATATAACTTCTCTAAATTTATTTTTAAATCCTGAATTTGAGGTAATCTTGCTTATCACCTGTGCATTGTAATATACGTAAGCAGATATTTGAGCTACTAGGCTTTCTTTCATTATCCCGCCTTTTGATGCGGACATAAGATTTCTTAGACCACTAGAGGCCTGAATTAATGGGAGATTATATTCCAATGTTCTGGTTCTCCGATCTTTTAACTACTGAGTTGTAGGCTATGATATTTCCAAAACCATCTGTTACTGGAGTGCTTCCTATAACTTCAAAAACTGTTGGGGTCTCTGTGGGGTAATTTAATTCTACCCAAATTGCATTTCCTTTTGAATCTCTAATGTTTTTAATTTTTTCTCTATACGTAAGTCTCATTGAAGTTCTTACTTGTAAGATTTCTTCATTGACATACTTTGCTCCAAAGGACTGAATGCTATTTGTGCGGGTAGAAGAAGAATTACTAATAACCCCTTTAGCAGAACAGTCTACGGTCTTATAATAAATCCACTCTTTTACAAGAGCACCAGTGTCTGGGTCCTGTAGATCGACCTGTCTATAAACATCCATTTTCATGGACAGTATTGAATCTACAAGATCCAACATTTAAAACACAACCATTTGTGTAAGAACATATGAGCCAAGCAATTTGTCTGCTAACTGATTTCCAGTTCCAGAATATGCATCACCAGAATATTCGAACTGCCAGTCGAATGTCTGTATATTCTTTACGTATTTCTGTCTCCAAATAGTATCTTTAGCAAAGTAATCTTTCATTAATTCTACACATGCTAGCTGTACATTACTTGGTACTTCCTCCCAGCCGTATCTTCCTTCAACTCTATATCTTACATATTTGCCAAATGCCATTCCGCTATATGTATCATTAATAGATGGCGGCACCATTCCGTTTGCAATATAAACTGTATTATCAAGTAATCCAGTTCTATCTATTCTTATTCCAAAATTGCTTTCTGAAATCATGGGCTCGTATAGCCAATTGTTTACTACTGGATTCGCCAAGTTGTCTACAAGTAAAATATCATTATGATAAAGCTTATGGATATCTACAATACGATAAGGGAGCGGAAGGATATCTGAATCATTTCCAAATATAACTTCTACATCGTCATATGTAAAAAAGTCTTGCCCTGTATAATCTTCAATTAATTTACGAGCAAATCTTTCAGCCCTTTTTACATCCTCATATGTTTTATAATTAGGATCGCTTGGATCTACTCCAAAATTTAATTCATTCATTGCCTCATAAATATTTGTATATGGAGTTGTAATATCTACATATGAGGTATGGGAGACTGCATTTGAGCTTACTGCATATTCCCAAACTAATTTTAATTTTCTTTGACGCTGAGTTAGGCTCAAGGGCAAATTTACATAATAGCTTCCAGTATCTGTTTCAGATGCTGAAGATGTTAATGTAGCTAAAATAGTGCTTGGATTAACTGCTGGACTAATCGTAGCGTCTGCGGTTACATCATATACTTTTACTGTTGGAACCGAATCTGATGCTGATATCTCACCCTGCCAAAATACTCTATGAGTTATTGGAGAATTTGTATTTATGTATATCTCTGCCATTTAATTGGCTTAGCTGTAAAACTCCTGCACTTCTGCTGGAGTCGCCATAACAAAGCCTTCCTCCTTATCAAAAATTGCTTGGGCTGTATCTTTGTCCATAGCAACAAATGGGTGTTCTTTAGTAAACTTATGTCCTCTAATTTCATAACTATAATTTGAGCGGGTCATCTTAACAAGGACCATATCTTCTTTATTAATTACTTTTGGTGCCGCCTTTGGTAAAGTTTCATTCATTTCTTTTTCTTCTTCCTCTATGCCTTTGGCTTTCTTATAGATAGCCCAAGTTACGCCTTCTTCTGCGAGGGTGGCAATAATATCTTTTTTGCCATTAGCTCCTTCGACATCTACTGCAAAATCTTCTGCAATTTGCTTAAGCTCTGCAACTTTTAATGTATCAAATGACATTAATTTCTCCTTTTATAGGTTATTTAATTATAGCATTGTCGCTATTATTTGGAAAGGGTCTTAGTAGGAATTTCTATAGCATCTTCTATATGCCAGCCAAGCTGCTCAATACGCTGCCATAACATCTTATATGAAGGCTTGCAGCGTTCATCTTTAGACCATTGAAATAGGGTTTTAGACTCTCCAAAGGCTTTATAGAATTTAGAATTTTTTTTAGGTTTATACGACCTTCCTCCATCTCCCGCAACAATAGTAAGGGCGTCTTCAGGATCCCAACCTAATCTAAGTCTTTTTTGCAGGGTAGCATATTCAACCTTACATCTTTTATCATCTACCCACTGACTCAATGTTTTTTGTTCTTCAAAAGCATTTAGGTATGTATTGTTTGATTTATTGTTATTATTCTCTTTCCTTGTAACAAATCTACAATTTGAGGGTTTATAGTCTCCCTCATTATCTATCCTATCAAGAAATAGTTCTGGCTGTACGCCATTATTGATGCACCAAATATAAAATTTATTAAAGTCGTGCCAATCTTTACAAACTTTAATTCCTCTTCCACCGTAATCTTTATACTGCGGATAATCTTCATCTTCACAACGAGACAGCATTTTTACCCAACGTGAGCGTAATCTGTATCTTTCCATATTTACTCCTAAAATGAATAATGGGCCTAGTTACCTAGACCCATTATATCATAAAGCCGATGCTAAAGTTAGCTTGCGACTTTCACATTCTTGACTACAACCCATGCGTCTGCTTGCTCAATTTGAACGCCAACACGAGTATACATTGTATATTCGATAGCATCCTTCTTAGGCCAGAAGAAGCGATAGACGGTTACATCACGCTTAACACCAATAACTACGTTATTTGGGAATGTTAAGTGGACATCTCCATGATTACCAGTTTCACCTGAGTAATCTCCATCTTGTGCTTCAGGAAGTAGTGGAACTTCAACAATCGGAATACCGAATGCGAATGGAGCCACATAACCTGCTGGACCACCTAGTGGTTGTACACCTTCTCCACGGATAATGCTTGAAGCGATATCCTGTGGGATGGTTTGATTTGTTCCAATGCTATTTGCGTACAGGAAGTCCTGAATCAAATTGGAACCCGCAAGGAAGCGAAGGTCGGAACGACGTTGCTTGTACTTACGTGGAAGAGCCTTAAGGGCTGAGTTAAATAGTGCACGGCTGATGTTTGCACCAGCTGCATCTACTACGTGACCGTAGGTCTTTGCTTTCTTGACTACACCATCAAATGCCTTATAAAGGTTATCTGATCCTAGCGAAGTGTTTCCATTTAGGAGTACATCCTCAATGTCATTACCTGCCTGTGTTGCCATCATTCTTGCAATATGATCTTCTAGATCTGGACCTTCGATATTGTCCTCAAGAGATTCTGTTGAAAGCTCCCAATCCAAACGAAGCTTCTTTGTTGTAAGAGAGATCTTGGAGAAGGTTACAGCTTTGTTTGCTGCCTGTGCATCATCTGCCTCAGAAGCGAGAACCATAAGTTTCTCACCAACGCCAATACGATCAATCTCTGTGGTGTCTGCTCGCATGCGAACAGTACGAGCCACTTTACCAATCACTGTTGCATCAAACATATAATCTAGGAAACGTGCTGACTGCTCAGGGTTGAGTAGACCACCTTCTCCTTCAGATCCGATATGGATACCAGTATTTGCTACTGCTGGTCCTGTCATGCCTGTGGTTAGAGTTGTGTTTGCTGCGACTGTTTTTTCTAAGTTTTCATTGCTCATTATATTTTTCACCTACCTTTTTATTTTAAAAGTTCATTCACGGAACCGAGGAAAGAACCGTTCCATTTTGATTTCTTTATTGTTACTTCCTGAGACCCGCCAAGGTCTGAGGACTTCTTAATTGCGGTCTCTGATTCTACCGCTACGACACGCTTTTCTACGCCATCAATCGTGCTCTTGATATCTTGTACAGCCTTTGAAAGTGCTGCATGTTGTTCTGCCAATTCTGAAATACGTCCATCAACGCTCTTGCTGAAAGTTTCAACTGTATCTTTAATAGCTGTAACTTGAGCAGCATTTGCTTCTGATGCCTTATTTAGAGTTTCTGAGAAAAAGCCTTTTAGATCGCCAAGCATCTTTGCAAAATCAGGTTCATCAACCATAACTTCTGATACGTCGGCTGCTTTTTCCAGAGTTTCGGCAGAAGCGTCTTCAGCTGGTGCTGCCTCTTCGGCAGGAGCTGACTCTTCAACAGCTGCTACTTCAGCAGGTGCTGCTTCTTCAACTGCAGGAGTTTCTTCAACTACTGCATTTTCTGTGTTTTCTGACACTTCATTACCTCCTTCTGCGTTTGCCTGTTTTGCAATTGTGTTTGTATCAGGCAACGTTAATCTTGACTTTTTGTGCAAATCAAGAATTCTATTTATTTCCTTTGCTTTGTTTGTATCATTTGATTCTACCCAACCAATTAAAGTTGCGGGCTTTCCAGAAACTGGTGATGTGTATTCTGCATCTGTTGACATGAATACAGAATCACTATCTTCACAATAAAAAATGTTTTCTGTTTTTGTCTCTGCTGCAATACCTTTGAACATTAACTGACCGTTCATTTTCTGAATAGACAAAATGTTGCAAAGTTCATTTGCTGGAGAATCTACTACAGATAGCTCCATAAGAGCATACTCTTTAATAAATCTTACTGGTTTACCTGTTGACTTATTAACTTCGTTCTCTGAATCTATAATCTTTCCGCCGATTGAAAATCCTTGTAGGGTTCCGTCCAAAACTTTTTCCCATGTATCTTGTGCGCCTTTGGAAATGTATGCGTCTACATAAACTCCGTTAAAAAATTCGCCAGTCTTTGCATCGAAATATGTTTCTGGTTTAAATGAAACCATTTTACCAACAGCATTACTTCCGTGCATCTCTCTGATATTGCCTCGGAAAGATTCAAATGCTTTTAGACTTGCTTCTGCTGTTACGACATCTCCTGTTTGATCAAGATTGTCTAGAGTTGCAAATCCAGAAACTGTGCGCTTTTCACGATTGACTTTTGTGAACGGCACAGATAAATTGATATTATCGCCATTAGATGACCATAGAGACTTTTCAATATTCATATGCTTAATTTTATAACGTTATTATATATAAGGCAAATAATCAGTTGAGTAGTATTACTCAACCTGTCTGCCTTCACCTTGAGGATTTCTAGATTCCCCCGAAATATCTGGGGAATTATTATCCCTTTCTTGATCTCTGGTTCTGGTATTTCCAGCCTGGGCTCTTACTTCCGCCTGCTGTTGAGGCTTTAATTGAACTACCTCATCGCCACCGTCCATAGGGACCATACCCTTTCTAATTCTAACTTCATTAGGGGTAATTACCTGCATTCTTAAATAACGCTCATCAATTTTAGATTGGGTATCTTCGTCGGTTAGACTTAATTCATTAAATTTAATTTGAAGGGCATCTGTCATTTCTTCAATTAATTTATTTAATTTCTTTTCTAAAATATCCTGAACTGGCTTACAAACTTGTTCTTTAAATGTTTTATCTGCATCACGGGCATTTGCCAAAGAAATTCCTTGAGGACTTCCAATTTTAGAAATAGGGACACGATGTGCCATTAATATTTCATCTCTATTTGATTGTCGATAAACATTAAATGAGGACTCTTGTGTTCCCGCCTCAACTGGCTCCATTTTAAATTCAACTTTTGAATCTGATGTATCTGGTGGAAGAGGGATATATAGTGAGCGGTGATTTCTTCCTTTAAGACCAACCTGGAAAAATTCCAGAAGTTTTCTCTCAGACTCTGGCGATAATTTTGCGCCCTTTACTGTAATTATATATCTTGGGACCGCCTTGTTTTCAAAGTAGTCAAGGTTATATTTGCCAGCGAATTCATTTCCAGCCATGGCGCTTGAAGCCGCCACAATGTCTGGAATTCCGTAGTAGTTGTTTCTAGGAGTATATTTCTTAAAATGAATAATTTCATTTGGCCTATCGCTGCCGTCCGCTATTGGATTTGGAGTTTCTTGATCTCCAAAATTGCGGAAGAATACAGCCTTGCCATATAGCAATTGAATAAATCCATCACGCAAACGACGAACACGCATTGTCTTTGCTGGGATATGTCCGACATATCCAACCTTGCCAGAAGTTGTTCTACCAATTTCTAGATATCCATTGCCTGTTGCTTCTACGTCTGTGTAGAACTTAATTAAAGTCTCTTTAAATGTTTCCTCTTCGTTGCAATCTTCTAGCCATTCATGTAAGTCTTGACGAAGTCTATTTAGCTTTCTCCGTGCCCGCTCTAATTGACTCTCATTGTCAATACCATCAATTGCATCTACAGTTTTACGAGTTTCAATAAAATCATATCCAAGGCCTACGATGTTTGAAACCTTTGCATTAATTGCTGCATAGTTGTATGGAGATACTTCATAAACTTGTGAAAGGTACTCAAGATTATATGGCGGCTCAATAAGATCAAACATCGCATAGCCAGTAATAGCTTGTGCAAGAAGATTCTGTTGAGTCTCAACGCCATCAATTCCAACAAATCTCTTTTGGATATTCCGATTCATTTTACGGCGGAATGTTGATCCTAATCCTTGAACCTTTTGCAATTCATCGCCAGATACCATAAAGGCATCATTTGTTTTAACTACTGTTGCTGATGGTATATGAAAATCGGAGGCAGTAAATGCTTGTATGTTTGTACCAGTATCTTCGCCATCTTCAAATATTTGCATTATTTTGACCCCTTCAATTTTTTCATTTCGTCTTTATAGTTTCCAATATCATATGGATCTGGAACTAAGCCTAGGTTTAATCTTTGCTTCTGATATTCAAATTCTTCATCGTCTATTTTTCTGCGTCCCGCCAAAAATAATGGTTTGCCATGATCAATTCCATAGGATCTTACTACTTTGGCCAAAGTCTCCATGTTAGCTTTATTGCCTTTTTTAGAAGCAATAGACAAGAAGTTCCCCTCATCGTCTCCAACCCAACGGCCATCATGAGTTTCCCAGACATAAATTCCAAGAATTGTATCTTCTACAAACTCTGAATTTTTTAATTTACCCAAATCCATTACCATAGACCTTTATTTTACCACCTTTGCAAGTCTAAGTCCAGCTTTTTGTCAAACTAATTGTCAAAATTATATGCTTTGTATTACTATCCAGTCATTATTATAGGCCTCAACACCATCTTCTGTCAGGGTGGTGGTAGAAGAATCAGTAATAGATGAGGAAGATCTTCTTCTATAATAATCATAATGCTGGGCTGCCAGGGTGCTATTAAACTGAGTATCATAAATAGCTATATTTTGATACGAGGCAGGAACAGAACCATATAATGAATAATTAAATCTGATTTCTTCGCCTACTGCCGATCCAAATACAATTAGGACATGATGTAGTTGTCCAACTCTAAATACATTGGATACATTTGTTTCAGAGGTTTTATTTACCCCGTTTACATAAATTGCTGATATATTTGTTTTTGATATGCCGCCGACATTATGCCAATAATAGGCTGAGGCTGCATACCCATTTGTGGCTTGGGTTGATATAATCCCACTGTCGGTTAGGGTATATGGAGTATAAAAAAATTCTATAGTCTGTACGGAATTTTCTGTATTCAAATTAAATCCAGAATCAACCACTGTTTTTAGGCCATTCATTTTGCTTCTAGAAAGTATATTCTCTTCAAAGTTACCAAATGTAATATCATAATTAGAAATACCAGACTCATTCTCTAGGGTAGATATATAAGAGCTTCCGTTATCAGAGTATATTCTTTGATCATTAAAAAACGAAAACGAAAGGTTATAAAGCTTTGGTAAAAACTTTGAAGTATCTGTTGAGGTGAAAGTAATTCTTATATAAATTCCACTTAAGGATCCAAAATTGGTTAAAGTATAACCTGGAATTTGTTGATTATTTACACATGGAGTATATGTAATTCCATCTGTACTTACAGAAATGGATACTCCGTTATCTCCATACCATTTTACTTTAGAGGAATCTGCTGACGATATTGATGGAACTACAAAATAATCATCTATTACGACGGTACTAGATGATGGTGTGCTGGTATAAGTTATCTGCAAAGAATCATCTTCGCTAAAGTATGTCAATCCAGTTTCAATTAATTCGTTCCAGCTTTTATCAGTAGGATATGAGAATTTATATACAGTAGTTAAATCATTATCAAATATACTGAATACCTCTCCTCCGTCTGGACTTGCTACATTTATTGCTGGGAGTGACTGGGCTTCTTCGATATGATATTGCATGGCCTGCTGTGATAATGCGTATCTATATATAGCTACGCTATTTATTAAAAAATAATCATTAGCGCTAGACGTTGGACCACTTTGTAAAGATATAGAGCTATTTGTAAACAAGAAATTAGATAATATTTTTTCTGCAACTACTTCTCCATCAACATATAAACTTATATAGTTTGGGTTATACGTGCAAGCAATATAAAATGCTTTATTTATAAAGGGTAAAGTATATGAAACTTGCTCTGAGCCGACCTTAAATGTTATGTTACCTTTTTCATAAAATACTCCAATTTCATTTGTTGGATCTGCTACTATTGGAGTTTCTTCGGTTGTAGTAAATGACGGATAAAACCAGAGTTCTATTGTAAAATCATTATCCGATGATTCCGCCGTCCCAAATTGACTAGTTGTAGCACTAGCTGTGTAATCATTATTGATGTTATATATAATAGAATTACTATTTGTTACATTTGTAGCCCTACTATTTCCAGCTACAAGTGGGACTAAATCTGGGGCGGGATCTCCAATATAATTTCCATCATTTTCACATCCAGAATGATCGTAGGCAATGTCTCCATAAATATTTGCATATGAAGATACATTATCTAAAACATCTTGATACGTTGAAAACTGCGACAAGAAATCTGTAAAATCAGATACCAGGTCGACAGTAGTTAAATCATCCAATGGATAGTATGCTATTGGATAATCATATAGTACAGATGCTTTATATGACATTTTTAGATAGCTGCTATTTGATCCTGCTTTTCAGCAATTTGATCAGCTAAATCAGAAAGCCTTGTTGCATCTGGTGTAGACTTTGCATTTTCTGCAATTACTTCTACCTCAAGAGCATACATCTGATATTCAAGATTACGTTTTGCCGCAATCTTAATTTGTGCCTTTTCATCATCTGATAGTATTTGGTATGTTGCCATTTTTTCCTCCTATTATTTTAAGCCTTCTATTTCGTTCAATAGACTAGCTTTTTGTGAAATTAAATCTTGTAAAATATTTTGCCTTGTAGGCTTTCCTTCAATATTATATGATGGATCATCTATTATATCTTGTTCTAAAATATCTATAGATCTCTGTATTCCATCTACATATGATTGTAGGAATTCTATTTTTTCTTGACTTGTTATTAGACCCATGAGCTTGTCACCGTACTTGAATTTCCTACGCTATTTGAAGCGTATACTCTGAGTTGTCCCCAAACAAAACCTGTTCCTCCATTATTAAATGGACCTACGTTAAAAGTTCCTCCAGTAGAAGATGAGGATACATTTCCACTAGTTACAAAAGTAGCGCTTGTTCCGCTACTATTTTGAGCACACCAGTGTTCATAATAGTAGGTTATTGGAGTGCTTCCAGAAGAGCTTCCAGTAAATGAGCCGCTCCAGCTTGGTCCTGAGCTAAATGTCCAAGAAGTAATAGTTGGTGAAGAAGGAGCCGTTCCTCCACCTGGCATAGTCCAAGAAGTTTGTCCAGAAGTAACACTATTTCCAGTACTAGAAGTAATTGTAACTGTAGCATAATATGATGCGCCAGCAGTTAATCCGCTAAACTGTCGTGATCTGGCGGATGTTGATGTTGCAGAGAGGCTAGTAACAAAACTTCCTCCAGATGTATATAAGTTAATTACATACGATGCTTGATTTGTAGAATCCCAACTTACAATTCTTGTTGTTGAAGGTACAGTTCCTTGGGCGTTTGCAACATTAAATACTGTTGGAATTATCGGAGTTACTAAAGTAGTAAATGAAGTTGAGCCGCTAGCTGTTTGTCCTGTCGAAGAAGTTACTGTCACAGTGGGATTATAGAATGTGCTTCCAGATAATCCACTTACATTTACAGAAGTTGATGTTCCTCCAGTATATCCTGAAGGCAATCCACTTATAGAATAAGAACTTTGATTTGTTGAACTCCAGCTAATTGTTGCTGAATTGCTAGTTACATTTGAATTTGTAACTCCAGAAATTGTAGGAATTACAGCATAAAATGTGCTGCTTGCTTGAGCGGATCTAGATGCAGCAGAAATACTAGCAGTATTTGTAACTCCTGTTGTTTCTGCACCCGCCGCATTTCTAGATCTAACATTAAAAGTAATACTTCCAGTTGTTCCCCAATTATAAGTAGCTGAGGTGCTGGCGGTGTTAGTCCAATAGGATCCATTTACATAAATGTCATACGATGTTGCGTTTGATCCTGCCGTCCAGCTTAACCCCACAATACCAGAACTGTTAAAAGCGGTTATTGTAACTGTATAGGATGATCCGCTTGTTCCTCCAGTAATAGAAAATGTTCTTGTTCCAGTATCTGCTGATATTGATCCTAAGCTTGTTGATGCCGAATAAGATGTGGCGCTAGATGCTGCCGTCCAGCTACCACTTGCCGTAGTAGCAGCAGAGCTTGATGTCGAAACACTAAATGTTCCTGGGGTTACAGTATTATTTGAAAAAGTTAAATTACTTGGAGCTCCAGGTAAAGCGCTTGTGACTGTAATAGAATTACTTGATATTACTGGTGTGGACCCTCTATTATTTGTTGCAGTTACTCTACAAGATATTGCATTTCCTACATCTGCTAAAACGGTTGCGTATGTTGAGCTTGTTGCTCCAGATATATCAGATGAGCCTCTACGCCATTGATATGAATATGATGCTGGAGAGTATGCTAGATTTGAATTCCATGAGCCATTTGTAGTTGATAAAGTGTTTCCTTGAGTTGCAGTTCCAGATACTGTTGGCGCCGCCGTATTTACTGGATATTCTGGATACCATTGCTTCCAATTTGATCCATCCCATGACCAGCCTCTAACGGCATTTTTCCAATCAGAACCACTATAAAGCTTTAATCCATTAAGGTTTTTCCATGATGAGCCGTCATATAATTTGCTTACCATGACTAAGCCTCATGATGAATAAATATATCGCCTGCTGCAGTAGCCGTCGGGTTTGTTCCAGTTGTATTATAAAATACTTTATTTGCTGATGTTATCATTCCGTTTGAATATACGTTTGTACTTCCTGCTCCCGTAGGTCCAGTTGGGCCTGTTGGGCCTGTCACGGTGCTTGCAGCGCCCGTTGCACCTGTAGGGCCTGTTGGTCCTGTAGGTCCTGTTGCTCCTGTTGCACCTGTTGGTCCTGTAGCGCCTGTTGGTCCAAGATTAGAAACAGTAATGCTTCCAGCCATTGAAGAATGATACTGACATACATAATAAAGCTGTGGGGCATCAAAAGGAACTTCAAAAATTATAGTTCCATTTTCTGTTCCATTGTTTGTAACACCACTTGAATAAATATTTCCAGAAGAATATGCTCCTGAAACTGTTTGTATCCAGAATGGATGACCTGTGGCATTTACGTTAATTATATATCTATGCCCACGAATAAAAGAAAGAGTTGGATTGCTTGCTCCATTAATTGTATAAGAGCTTGCTCCTGAATTAGTTACAGCTAATGTTATGCCGCCGCTTAATCCTGTTGGTCCAGTAGCGCCAGTTGGTCCAGTAGCGCCTGTTGGTCCTGTTACTGTGCTTGGGTCTCCAGTTGGGCCAGTCGCTCCAGTTGGACCAGTTGCGCCAGTGGCGCCTGTTGCTCCAGTTGGACCAGTTACTGTGCTTGGGTCTCCTGTAGGTCCAGTTGCCCCTGTAGGGCCAGTAGGACCTGTTGGACCTTGAATGCTTCCAACGTTATCCCATTCATCATTTACATCGTCCCAAACATAAAGATCTCCATTAATAAGATATCCATCTCCTGGGTTACCAGTTGCTGGAAGTAAGCCAGTATTTGCTAAACTTCCAAGAATTGTAATGCCAGTTCCCTGTGCGCCTGTGGCGCCTGTGGGTCCAGTAGCGCCTGTTGGTCCTGTAGGACCAGTTACTGTGCTTGGGTCTCCAGTGGGTCCAGTAGCACCAGTTGGTCCAGTAGCGCCTGTTAATCCTGTAGGACCTGTTACTCCTGTTGCGCCTGTTGCTCCAGTAGCGCCCGTTGCGCCTGTAGGACCTGTTACGGTGCTTGCAGCACCAGTTGCACCTGTTGGGCCCGTTGGTCCTGTAGGACCAGTTGGGCCTGGGTGATCATCTAAATAAGCGTCTACATCTGCGGCAAGATAACCGAGATCTCTTGGAATATCTGGTGTGTCTGAATATTGAGGGTATCTAAAACCCTTACCTGTTTCACCCATTTTTCTATTATAGCATTAAACCTTCATAAGCCTTTTTATAAAAGACCAGATTATTTGCTAACCTTTCATCTTGATTTATTGAATAAGCTTTTTCTCCTGCCTCAAGGGCGTCTTTGTATCTACCTAAATTATAGTCTGCTATTGCTTTTAAGTCATATGGAAGCCATCCCCAAGCCTCCGCCTCGCATAGGTAGTCTAATGGCTTTTCAGTAATATCAAGAGCGGCGGAAGAATAATAAGAACATTTATCCCAATTGCCAGTATTATAATAGTAAGAAGCGGCATCAACCAAAGACTCTCTTCTTCCAGGACATTCCTCTATAGATTTTAATATCCAATACTCTTGATTATCTAATTCACATTTAGCAAGATATCTCATTGATTGAGCTCTTTCTGGTTTCCATGTAGCCTTTGGAAGATTTAAATGATTTTTAAATTGTTCTGCTGCCAGCGCATATTCTTTATAAAAGAAAAGCTCTCTCCCATAATAAAATACATTTCTATCATCATTAGGGTCTTCTATAACTGATTGTTTTAACAGCGGCAGATATGATGATCTTGATTTAGAATTATCGGCATGATGATGAATCTCTAATCCTACCCAACCTTCAATATCATTAATTCTATCTGGTGTTATGATTTCATGTACTGGATGCTTCCATCTATATCCGTGCCGAGAATGAATCTTTGTTCCGCTAAATTGTAATCCTGGAGTTCCGTCTTCATTAAAGTTCCATGTAAATTTATATCTAGGTCTTGTAACAGTTGGATCTATTTTTTCTAATTCTTGCCGCCAACCTTCTACAAGGATTTCATCCATATCAAGAGCAATACAATAATCAATGTCGGCGGGAATCAAAGCAAGACTAGCATTTCTTGCATCATCAAATCTCCATGGACTTACATTAATCTCAAATACATTTATTCCTAAAGACTTTGCAATTTCGACGGTGGAATCAGAAGATCCAGTATCTGCAATTAATAAATAATCTGCTTCTTTTGCTGATTCATACCAACGCTTTACAAACTGTTCTTCATTTTTTGATATTGTATATACAGCTATTTTCATATGTTGCTATTTTATCAAATTTAAATAGAAAAAACAATAGGTATATTTACCTTTAGTTGATATGACATAATTAGGAGAAGGAGATTGTCCCTGTTCCCGCCCCAACATTTGCGCCATAATAATCTTTAGTTATTGGAAAAGCACAAATCTTAGATACGCCAATGGGAAACATTGCCAAATCTCTCCTAAGTTCGGGAGTTAAACTTGGCGTTT